TACGTTACCCATTTGATTTTCCTTGGTTACTTGGTTGGTTTGCGAACACTTATGCTGTATTCGCTGTTGCTGTTGAGTCCCGGGGGGACGAGAGTGGGGTTTTCCCCCAGAAAAGTTGCCATGTTGGTTTGCGCAATGCGCTTCTCCAACAGGTCAATGGCATCGTTTTCTTTTATGAAATCCTTGAACGCATCCCAGTCTTGGGTTGAGTAGCGGGTCTTCGTAGAAAGAATCACTGTGCCTTCGGCTGTGTTTACAGACTTCACGCCAAGTGCAAGCATTTGGTCTTTGAGTGCCGTCTTCACAGCTTCTTGCTGTGCTTTCAACACCTCGACCTCAGTCTCATACGTGGCAGTGAGTGTCTGTATTCGGGTTTGCATCTTGCGATACACCCGGGCCAGCTTATCCATAGGGATGCTGGCTTCGTTACTATCACTCATGGGCTTCTCCTGTTACTACGTTACGGTTTGTTAAACCTTTGACAATCATACACCCATTCTGGGCGCTGCAACACCTCCTTTCAAATATTTTTTAGTTCGTTCTCAAACAAGCCGACCAACAGAGCGTGGTCGTTCACTTTCCCGGCCATAGCGCCAAACATCCGCACCTCAATCGGGCTGCTCTGGATGTGCACCACGGTCACTTTGCTGGACTCCTGCCCCTTGCGGTCTGCCCGGGCGATGCACTGTAGGTACATCTCGACACTCATCAACGGCCCGTAGAAGACCACCGTGTCCGCAGCCGTCAGCGTGATCCCATGCGCGGTGGCTTGGGGCTGCATGACCAGCACGCGCACGGCATCGGTGTTCTGGAAGTCGTTGATGATCTGCCCCCGCTTGGTAGCGTTCACATCCCCGTGAATCTGTGCGTTAGGAATATGGTTTTTGGTCAAGTGGGCGGTAATCGTGGCGATGCTGGAGCGGAACATGGCGAAGATGATGACCTTGCGATCAGTCTCCTCGAGGATCTCCATGAGCACTTTCATACGCGGCGAGGCATCAAACTCTACGGTTTCTTTGTCATCCGTGTACGCAGCGCCTGCCGATATCTGGAGCAGCTTGCTGACAGCTACGCCAGCATTGACCGCTGAGATCGTCTCGCCTGCTGTCTGGAACAGCATCTGTTCTTTGAGCAGCTTGTAGTACTTGGCTTGTTGGGGTGACATCGGCACATCTCGAGTCACGGTCACCACAGGCGGTAGGTCAAGGCACTGTGCTTTGGTAAAGCGTATGGCTGGCTGCAGGGCCTCGTGCACCAACCGCTTGGCCTCGGGCTTGGGCCCCCACTTAAACGTGGTGATCTTGTTCATCACCCTGTCGCGCCACGCAGTTGCGAACTTGGGCACATTGGATGGGTTGACCAGCTTGGCAAGCCCGTACGCATCCACGGGAGACTGCGATGCCGGTGTGCCCGTCATCATCCACAGGTACGTGTGTGGGTGCACGATAGACGCTAGGGCCTTCCATCGTTGTGTGCTGGGGTTCTTGTACGCGTTGGCCTCGTCGACGATGACCAGATCAAACCGCCCGTCTGCATTGACCTCTTTAGCGATTAGGTTCAGCCCTTCGTAGTTGGCAATGACCAACTCGTAGTCACCTTGAACAAGCTCGACACGGCGCATGGCATTGCTGTGGTGGGCCACCACAGACTTCCGATGGATCACGCTGTTGTTGATGTCGCCCATCCATGCGGCGTGCATGATGGACAGTGGGCACAGCACCAGCACGCGGCGCACATCGCCCCGGCGCATCAGGTAGTCTGCAGCCCACAGCGCACTGAGGGTCTTGCCTGTGCCGGGTTCGTTGAAACAGAACGCCCGCCTGTGCAGGGTGAGGAACGAGGCCGTCTCGATCTGGTGCGCCATCGGGATGTAGCGCCCGGGCCAATCGTACGTCCGGGTAATTGGGGAAGGTACTTTACGTACCCCCAGATTTTTAAGCACCCGCATCTCATCGAGCCCCCAGTACACAGCGACTGTGTAACCACCCCTGCCGTTGTCTTCTATGATGCGGCTCTTAGGAATGACGGTGTATTTGTGCGGCGTGCGTGTGCGTATCAGCACCGCTTTGTTGTCAAGAATTTCCATTACGGTGTGACCTGTCTTTTTAGACGGCGTTTGTGGCTGTTTACGCGTTGTCGCGCCCGTTCCAAAGACACGCCCATAAGTACGCCTATCGCAGCAAACGTCAAACCTTCTTGACGCCTATCCCAAGCAAACGTGTCTTTCTCAACCCTAACTGCGTGGGCTCGTTGCGCTTTTGTTAGCTGTTCCATTACTTGCCGTTGTCCGCTTGGTTTTTCTTAGGGCTACGCAGCCGGGTGTTGCCCGGTGTTGATGTGCCGCCCTTGCGTATCGGTGTGATGTGGTCGATGTCTTTCCCCGTTCGATCAATGCCTTTGGCATCGTATGCCCTGCGTGCTGTTTGTCGAACAAGAAAATCTTTGGTCTCTCCACTTTTCTTTTGCAAAGCATATGCGTGTTTGTAGTCGCGCTTGCCATTGACTTGGGTCATGTTTTACTCCTAGTGCTTGGGGTTAAATTCACACCCGGTCACCTGACACCACCCGCATAGTGGCGTCTGTGTTGGGTTCCATACTCCGTTCGCAAACGATGCCTCCAACCGGGCAATCCGCTCACGATATTTCCACCATGCCGCGTCTGCTTGCGCCCGCTGCATCTGCATCTTGACCATGTCGTTCTTCACAATGAACAGCAGTGCGCTGTTGACTTTGCGTATGTGAGGGAAGTGGGCAAACACCATGATCGACATGAGCATAAGCTGATCCCGGTCAGGGTAGCGGTTGCTGCCCGTCTTCCAATCTCCCACCCATGCGGTCAGGTTCTCGTCATCCACAATCAGGATGTCCGCGATGCCGCGAACCCATGCCTGCTTGGAGCCCCACGCACACGGCTCTAGCTTTGTAGTCAGCGCCATCTCGTGCTCTGCCAGCACCCGCCCTGTCTTCTGCATCAAGGCATCCACCACCGGCTGGAACTGCGCGTACTGTGGCGGGATCGGCGTGCCATCCTTGATGTACTGCTCGATGGCCTCGTGCACCTGCACCCCGTAGCGCGTTGCGTCCGTCTCCTGAAACGGATATTTCTTGAGCACCTTCACCTCATGGTATCGGCGTGCACAGCCTTCGAAGTCTTTGAGAGCGCTGTGGCTCCACCTGACTTGCTGCTCAGACATTTTTGTCGAACCTCGCGCTGTCAATAGCACCGCTGAGCTTGTCAGCGAACTCCGTAACAAACGCCTCGTTGCGGCCCAGCTTGTTGCCCATCTCGTGCAGGATGGCGTGTGTCAACTCGTGCCAGAACGTGTTGCGGTCAACGGCTTTTTCTTCGTGGTTGTGAATGACGATGGCACGAGTGCCTAAGTAAATGCGCCCGTGCAAACCTTTCTTTCTTGGTTTCTGATGTACCCAGTAGTGCCGTGTACCCACGGTCACCCTTGTTGGAATTGCGTTCATGCTGTTCTCCTACTGTTTAGCTAGTCCATACCTACGGTGAACGCCACCGTCAGCGGCCAGAGGAATCCCCGGCAGATACTTCGGCTCGAGCGTCATCTGCTCGAGCACCCACGCAAGTGCCTCTTGCGCATGCGCTTCGGGTGCAATAACGATCTGTTCGTCATGCACCGTGCCTACCACAGGGTAGCGTTTAGCCACTCTGAGCATGCCATCTGTCATCACGATACGTGCCGTACCTTGAGTGACATTGTTTGTAATCTTGCCCGCGTAGAGCTTGGTAGCGTCTGGCCCGTATACCCACTGGCTCCTACCACTCTCTTTATCTTTCTGCTGACGGACGTTAGGATACAGCAAACTCATGCCGTTGGGAAGCACTATTTCTCCCTTCCTAAACAGCAGGCACTTATGCCGGTACTCCTCGCCATCCGCAAGCGATTTCTGAATCAGATTCTGACACAGTTCCCAGAACCCCACAACCGGATACGCCGTTGCTCGGTACATGTCCACAATCTTCTTAGCCGCTACGCAGTGGATCATCAACTCCTGTGCGGTGCAGGTGTGCGGGATCTCGTTCATCTTGACCGCGTTGTCCTCCCAGTCGAGGAAGCGCTCGATGTAGTCCCCCGTGACGCCAAGCTGCTTGGCCTCCTGCTTTGTATAGCGCTTGGGCGGAGCACCGAGGAACCCGACGAGCAGTTGTGCCGAGAAGCTGGCCCACCCCATCTGGTATCCGCAGCCCAGCAGCGCCGACTTGGCTGACTGCCGCTCAACCGGATTCGACTCCTTGGTCATGTCGGGGATGCTGAACATCTGTGCACCAAACATCGCATACGGATCACCCCCGGCGTTGAAGATGTGCAGCAGGTCATCGTAGTCAGCCAGCCATGCCAGCACCCGTGGCTCGATCTGAGACAGGTCACCCACCACGCACACGTGCCCTTCAGGGGCCATGATGGCCTTACGCAGGAAGCTCCCCCGCTTGAGGTTCTGCATGTTGATGGCGCTCCCCCTTGCGGCTGTCCAGCGTCCCGTTGAGGCTCCGTAGTAGGACAGTGGCACAGGCAGCGTGCCCCGTGTGCTGATCTCAAGGAAGCGCTGTGCCCGTGTGCGCTCAGATGTGGACTTCACCTTGAGCCTAGCCTCACACAGCAGCGCCACCTCCTCGTTGTCTCCGTTGAGCATGGCTTGGAACAGCGCGTCTGTCTTAGCCAGCGCCAAGGTCTGCTCACCTGTGGTCTTGCTCTTCTTGTATGGCGTGGGCACACCGAGCGCATTCAGTACGGCGGCGAACTGTGGGTTGGATGCCAACTGCGACTCGTCAATCTTGAGCCGCAGCAGCAGTGCCTCCCGTTGCTCCTTCTCACTCAGCAGTGCATCGGTCAGCATGTCCGGGTCTAGCACCAGCATCGGGTTGGTGAACATCCGCAGAGTCATGTCGATGAGTCGTAGTTCCTTTGTAGGGTAGCCTTCCGCGAGTCTTTTGAATATTTGTTCGCAGAGATATATGTCGTGCTTACAATACTCAGCAAGTTCTCTTTCTGTCTCAGGCTCAAGGACGGCCAATCCATCCGTCGAATATACGGCTGTCCCTTTGGGGGGAAGGCCAAAATCGCTTGCAAGTTTGGCGAGGGAATTGCCAACCTCCACGCCCCGTAAAGCTCGCGCCATTGACAGGGTGTCGAAGATGAAGCAGGGGTGGACTCCGTAAACCCATTCCAGTATGGCGATATCAAATTGGGCGTTATGTGCAAGGACTGCTGTTCGCGTCCAGTCATATGTTGATAGGATTCGATGAAGCTCATCTCCTCCATACCACTGAGTAGGTCTATCAGTTCCATACTCATGTATGCATGCTCCGAATGCAATGAATTTAGTATCACGTATGTACTCCTCGGTTGTCATCTTGGAGAGGGTGTAGTCGGCCTTGTCCCATCGGGTTTCAAAGTCGATGGTCAGGATGGTGTCGTATGGCTGGCTCAATGTATGTCCTTTGGTTGGTTGTTGCTGCCTAGGCTGTCAGCCAAGATGCTTGCTGCATCTTTGCAAAGCGTGTGTGCTTCTAGCTCTGTGTTGTTCATTGACAGGATTGAAAGTTTGCCGTTGTTGTAGGCCAGCACCACAGCGCAGTTTGGGTCAGGGCCGTAGCACCGGGTTAACACAAGCATGAGTTCTGCCAGATGCACTTTCTCTTCCGCCGAGAAAAGCTCAAGCCGCTCGTTCATCTCATTCTGCATGGCTTGCATGCGTTCAGTTTCTAAATCCATTTTGTTGTCCTTTGTTTGATGTCTGTAATGATTCCCTGCAATGTGTGCAGGGAAGTCTCGTTGATAACCACAGCGCTACCTCCTGCCTTGTGGATGGCTATCAACTCCCTGTCTTGCAGGGCGGTTGTTTTTCCTTTGCCTGCCTTGCACTCAATCGCAAGGAAGCACCCGTTGACGCAGCACACGATGTCGGGTATCCCTGCGCGTCCGTATCCGTTGGCTGCTGGCATGAAGTAGTACACCTCATGGGCATCCAACATCTTCTTGATTTCGTTTTTAACTCTTGCTTCAGGCGTCATGCTTAATCCTCCATTCACGTTCGCTGCGGCCACTACGAGATTGCACTCTCTCACCTGTAAGAACTACTAGCCCCATCTTCTGCAACTCAGGCAGTCGGCGGGATATAGCAACTCCATCCTCGCGGTTATTCGTATTGGCTTTTGTTGCTATGCCGTCTTTACCCAACGGGCCGTGTTTTAGTAAAGTCAGAAGTATCTGCTGGTAGTGAGCATGAACAAACTCCTCTACCCTCTCCGCCGCCTCGTGACTTGTTGAGGGGTCTGTGTTGCGTGCGCGTACATAATCAGTTTCCATTTTTAGCTCCTGTTGTTTAATAAGTGAGGGGGGAATGTAAATTCCACGCCCCCTCGGTTCGTGGTTGGAGTGCAACACGCATCATTCTTCACCATCCCGGAGCG